CGGAGAAATCGGAAAGGAAAAATCGAATGGGTCCAGGTACGCAAAGCAAACCACTATCTGGACTGCGAATGCATAGCCGCCGCCTGTGCAGACTCCGAATGGCAACCAAGTTTGAAGATACTCGCAGCGCATATGAAAAACCAGAATGATCCTCAGTTCGTCGCCAAAAATAAACGCCGCGTCATCAGTTCAGGAATTCAATTATGAGCAAAAAGAGCGAGAAAATACTCGGTTCAAAGCAGGAGATAATGGATTACATTGGATGCCTTTCTGACCACTCGTTTAAAAAGTGGATAAAGGAAGGAATGCCGGCCTTACGCGATGACGATCGTCGATGGATTGCTCACGCCGACAATATAGATGAATTTTTTAAAGCACGCACAAGAGTTTCAATGAGAAAAGTGATTGACACAATAGGAGATTTATAAAAAACAGTATTGATCTTACCGGGAATTTGTGGTTAATCCTACATAAAAAAAGAGGGAAAACTGTGAGTAAAAACGATTTTAAAAAGCCACTAATGTACGCTTTCATAATTCAAATTATTATGTTTTTTATTATAATTCCTCTGATAAATTATTTCGGTTCAATAGTTAACTCATATTCCAATAGATATGTTGACCATATATACAAATATGCTTCTGCAGGACAAGATCAAAAATATTCGTTAATGTGTCTGTTTGCAATTTTTTGTCTTTCGACGCTTCCTTTTGTCCTCGTGATATTATCTTACAGAATAGATACAAATGAGGATAAAATAAAAAATAATCAATTTAGCAAAATTTTAAAGTATTCAGAAAATATACACACTCTTGAGATAGTAACTTTTTTGATTTTAATATCGGGAGCCATTATATTTTCCATAACTATATATGATGTGAAATTGAATTCACATTTTCAAAGAAATTTGAATATATTGTCACCAAAAAGCTCCGATATGGAAATTAAAGAGCTTCGAGCAAGTTGGGCCTCGATGAAATCAAAAAATGATTATGTAAAAATTATGAAAGTTATGAAGCAAAAAGCGGAGCAAAACAAAATAGAGTTGATCCTGGATTGAATTCCAAATGCTTTGTCAAATAAAATAACCCCCAAATAACCCCTAAATAACCCCCAAATAACCCCCAAATAGCACGCGATCCCCCTTTTTCCCCAAAAACCCATGCTATGGTTTCCCCGCTCGTGATTTACTCCACCTTTGCGGAGCGGAGCGCCGTATCCCTCCGGCGCTCCGCAATAAAAAACGGGAGAAACCAGCATGGCCTTCACAACCTGGGCAGCACTCAAAACCAAGATCCTCGATGATATCGCCAACGGCTCAGTTCTAACACAGGCCTATTCATCATCCGATAAAACACACACCTTCCGCAGCATGGCGGATGTGATCACATTTCTCAAATATGTAGATTTACAGATCGCCGCCGAAGAATCCGGAACCGTTCGCCGCGGCCCGACCGTGCGAGGAGTGACACCCCTATGAACGTGCGCATCAATGGCCGGAACATCACAATCGAGGAGAATATCATTGACCGCGTCATCGGGTACCTCGATCCCGTCCGTGCCCAGCGCCGCTTAAAGGCCCGCGCCCATATGGCCCTCGTAGGTGGATACTCCGGCGCGTCCCGGTCCAAACGATCCCTTTCTCAATGGCTGACCGGAAATTCCGATCCCGATTCCGTCATCCTTCCCGATCTGCCAGTCCTGCGCGAACGCAGCCGCGACCTGGTCCGCAACTCCCCCCTGGCAACCGGCGCCATAAATACCGTCGTGACCAATGCCGTCGGCCAGGGACTCAAGCTGCAGGCCCGCATCGATCGCGACAAACTCGGCATGACCGAAGAACAGGGCGAAAAATGGGAAGAACAGACCGAGCGCGAATGGCAGCTATTCTCCGAATCTCAGGAATGCGACCTGGGGCGCACCATGAATTTCAACGCCATCCAGGAACTGGTATTCCGACAGACCCTGGAAAACGGAGATGTTTTTACCATCATGCCGCGCCTCAGCCGCGGCAATTTCCCGTACCTGCTAAAGCTGCAGATGGTTGAATCCGATCGCGTCTGCAACCAGGCAAACAAACCGAATTCCGACAGCCTGTCAGGCGGAGTGGAGCGCGATCAATACGGCGCCCCGATCCGTTATCACATCCTTCGCCAGCATCCCGGAAATGTCTACAGTGTAAAACAACAGGAATGGGATCTCGTCGAAGCCTTCAACGAAAAAACAGGCCTGCGCAATGTCATCCATAACTACCGCGTTCTGAGACCCGGCCAGAGCCGAGGCGTCCCCTACCTGGCTCCGGTAATCGAAAGCTTGAAGCAACTCGATCGCTACACCGAGGCCGAACTCATGGCCGCCGTCGTCAGCGGCATGTTCACCGTGTTTGTCGAGTCCGAGAAGGGCACCGCCGATTTTGGCCAGTTCCTGCCGAGCTCCGAAAGCGGAGCGCAGTCATCCGATCAGGATTACAAACTCGGCAACGGCGCCATCGTGGGCCTCGCCCCCGGTGAAAAAGTCAACACCGCCAACCCCGGCAGACCGAACCAGGCATTTGATCCCTTCATTCTGGCCATTCTCCGCCAGGTCGGCGTAGCCCTGGAAATCCCTTACGAGATCCTGATCCACCATTTCAGCGCATCCTACAGTGCTTCCCGCGCCGCCATGATCGAAGCCTGGCGCTTTTTCCGTAACCGTCGCGCCTGGCTCGCCCAGAACTTCTGCCAGATCGTCTACGAAAACTGGCTCGCCGAAGCCGTCGCCCTGGGGCGCGTTAAAGCCCCCGGATTTTTCGCCAGCTACGATCTCCGCCGTGCCTATTGCGGCACCATCTGGATCGGCGACGCACCCGGCCAGATCGACCCACAAAAAGAAGTCGGCGCCGCCAAAGAGCGCGTCGAACTCGGCGTTTCCACCCTCGACGAAGAAACCGTCAACCTGACCGGCGGCGACTTCGAGCGCAACTACCCGCGGATCGTCAAAGAGCGCCGCATGATGCGAGAAATCGGAATGTGGGCACCTGTGACAGGCCAACCGAACGGAACCGCAGCACCGTCCGATACAAACCAAAACCAGAACGAAGGAGACGACCTGGAATGAAACTCCTCGATATCCTGACAGCGCCCTGGGCCATCATGCCGGACAAATTGACGGAGATCCAGAATATCTACATCACTCACCTCCGCGGCGAGAAAATCGACATCGCCGGCATCGAGGCCAAACTCGGGCGGCAGCTCGACAATAAACAGAAAAACTACGACATCGAAAACGGAGTCGGCATCATCTATGTGGACGGTGTGATCGGCAAGCGCATGAACGCCTTCAGCCGCATATCCGGCGGCGTTTCCAGCCAGCTACTGGCAATGGATCTGCGCGATGCCGTGGCGAATCCAGCCGTATCGTCCATCCTGCTCTATATCGATTCCCCTGGTGGCGCCGTAGACGGCACCCAGGAACTCGCAAACGAAATCTATCGGGCCAGAGGGCAGAAACCCATCATCGCCTACACCGATGGCCTCATAGCCTCCGCCGCTTACTGGATCGGATCAGCAGCGGATAAGATCTATATCTCGGGCGATACAGTCCAGGTCGGCTCCATCGGCGTCGTGGCCCAGCATGTGGACGTAAGCAAGGCCGAAGAGCGCTGGGGCTACAAGACGACGGAAATCACCGCAGGCCGCTATAAACGCATTGCGTCACAATACGAGCCACTGACCGAAAGCGGTCGCCGTTCCATCCAGGATTCAGTCGATCACATCTATACCGTATTCGTGAACGACGTAGCCCGCAACCGCAAGCTCTCCGCCGAACCGGTTAAAGACGGCAAAGACGAATACATCCCCTGGGCGGATGGACGCCTCTTCATGGGATTACAGGCACAAGAAATGGGCCTCGTGGACGGTGTTTCCACGCTGGACAAATTGATAATCCGGTACGGTTCCGACCGCGCCGCGGCACTCAGGGCGAGCGCCGAAGAAAAATTCAACGCATTAAAACAAATCGGGAGGAATTAATAATGGAAATAAAGACCATAGAAGACCTGAAACTGGCGTTTCCGGATCTTTGCAGCCAGATAGCAGCAGCGGCCACAGAGGCCTGCAAAGCTGAAGGCCACGCCGCCGGCATAGCCGAGGGAATGATCGCCGGAGCCGAATCCGAGCGCAAGCGCATCTCCGCCATGGAGACCATGCTCATTCCAGGCCATGAGGACCTGCTGAAAGAATGCAAAGCCGATGCAACCTGCACACCGGAAGCATTCGCTGCCAAGCAGATCGCTGCCGAGCAGGCCCTGCGATCGCAACACCTGGCAAACATAACGTCATCCGTCAAAGCGGTTTCGCAGCCCGCAGCGCCCGAACCGGGGAAAGATGCCCTGACCGAGTCCGACGCCGTCGATCCGAACCTGCCTGTCGAGGATCGAGCCAAAGCGGAATGGGACAAAAGCCCGGACCTGCGAGCCGAATTCGGCCACGGCGGATTCAATGCGTACCTGGCTTACAAGAAGGCAACCGAAGCCGGCCACGCCAAAATCCTCAAAAAGTAACTAAGTAACTTTTCACTATTTACTTTTCACTATTCACTGAATACAGGAGGTACACCAAAATGACCACATTAGCAGTCGATAAACCGAGAGTGAAAGTCCTCGGACCGATAAACGAAGTACCGATGATCGCATCGGATATCATTTACGAAGGGGCCGCCGTCGGTACCGTCCTGGCCTCCGGCCATGCACGTCCCTTGACCAGCGTGGACCGCTTTATTGGATTCGCCGAGCGGATCTGTGACAACTCAGCCGGGGCCGCCGCAGCCAAAAACGTGCGCGTAGTATCCAAGGGAAAAGTCGTCCTGTCCGTTTCCGGCGCCGTCATTACCGATATCGGCCAGCCCGTCTATGCAACCGACGACGATACATTCGTATTCCTTCCCACAGGCGGTGTCTACATTGGCCGCGTGAGCAGATACGTATCGTCCGGAGTCGTCGAAGTCGAATTCGATTCCATCAATGGCGTCGATCCCTATGCCGGGCGCGTATATGAAACCCTGTCCGCAGCAACCAAAACCCTTGACCTGGAAGACAGCGGCAAAACCATCTTTGTCACCGCGACCAGCGTCATCACCCTGCCCGCGACTGCAGTCGCCCTCGATATAATTTTGGTTTGCATGGGTGCCTACGGAACCGTCCAGATCAGCGCCGATCCGAACGCCAGCGATAAAATCGTCGGTCCGGATCTGACCGGTGTGGATAACAAGGATTATATCAATACCCTCGCAACCGCCCAGCGCGGCGACTTCCTTGCCATGAAGGGTGGCCATACCGACGGCTATATCATTTACGGAAAACGCGGAACCTGGGCAGCCGAAGCATAATTAAAAAAACAATCAGTTACTCGTGATTTGTCACTCGTAACTCGTTACTCAAATGACAGGAGGAATTCAAAATGGGAGCAGGAACACTTTCTAGCCGGGCAATCATCGGCGAGTTTTATAATAAATTGGCTCAGGACCTCGGAATGAGCTGGATTCCGGGCGTCTCGATGCTGTTCGACAGCAATCAGGAATCCGAGACATATAAATGGCTCGGAATGGCGGCTGCCTTGCGCGAGTGGGTAGGCGGCAGAAATGCCAAAGGCTTCCGGGAAAACGGAATCACCATCATCAATAAGAAGTTCGAGGCAACCCTCGAAGTCCTGGTGGACGAAATCCGCCGAGATAAAACCGGACAGGTCATGCTCAGAGTGGCCGAACTGGCGCAGCGAGCCAATTCACATTGGGCCTCACTCCTGAGCACCCTGATCATCAACGCGGAATCTTCCGTCTGCTACGACGGCCAGTATTTCTTCGATACCGACCACAGCGAAGGCGACAGCGGAACGCAGGATAACGATCTGACCGGAGCAGCCGCAGCCAATACACAGCCGACAGCCGCAGAAGCGGAATCGGCACTCATGTCCTGTGTATCGGCCATCCTTGGTTTCAAGGATGACCAGGGCGAGCCGATGAACGAAGGAGCCAGTAATTTCCTCGTCATGGTCCCGACCGTATACCTTCAGCCTTTTGCATCCGTACTGAACAATCCCTTTATCGCGTCGGGGCAGTCGAACATCGTGAAAAACATCGAGGGATTCAATTTCTCCCTGGCCGTCAATCCTCGCCTTACCTCTACCGCCAAGTTCTTCGTCTTCCGCACCGACGGACAGACCAAGCCCTTCATCCGTCAGGAAGAGCAAGGCATCACCGTGTCGGCAATCGCCGAAGGCTCAGAGCTGGAGTTTCACGAGGACAAACACCGTTATGGTGTCAAAGCCATCCGCAACGTCGGTTATGGCTACTGGCAGCATGCGTGCCTGTATACCTTCACCTAAATCGAATGATTGAAATCCTCTCTCCCGGTTCTCCGGGAGAGAGATCCCGAGAGAGGAACCATGTTGAACATGCAAAAATATATCGTGACATCATTCCTTGCCACGGTGCCGATCGGGGCCGTTCTGATTCTCACTGATAAACAGTCGGCTATCCGTAAAGGGAATCTGAAACAGACGGGAAAGAATAAATACCTGGTTACAGATCCTTGCACATTCAAGAAGGGCGAAGAAATCGCCGTCGGCGGCGGACTGACGGACAAGAAGTTTTTTGAACAGGTTGCGAAAGTGACCACGTCGGAAGAGAAAAAGGAAGACTGACACCCAACACCTGAAAGGGCACGCTCGAATGGATCTCATGGCCGCTCATCCTGCAATATCGGTACTACTGATCTTATTCTTCTGGAAGCTGATTGAATTGGGCACGCAATATTTTTTTCGCAAACTGACCCGCGATGATTACGTGACCAAGAGCGATTGCACAAACTGCGGCAAAAAGCGCGACGCCACCTTTGAGGAACTGAATAAATCCCTGTCCGTCGTCAAGGGAATCCTGCTCGTAGTGGCAGTTAAAGGCGGCGTGGATACCGACGAACTGAAAAGCCTGACCAAAGGATGAATTTGTAATGGACGCATTCGACTACGCATTCGAACAGACCATCGGCTACGAGGGCGGCTACGTTAACGACCCCGACGATCCCGGCGGAGAGACAAAGTACGGCATCACCAAAGCCGTTTTCGAGGATGAGCTCCGATCCGGCTATATCAGTGGCGTAAATGCAGTCAAAGACATTACACCGGCCATAGCCAAAGCAATCTACAAGCGCCGGTACTGGCTCGCCCTGGGC